CTTCGTCTCTTACTCTAACTCCTCTTTGTTTAAATCCTGCTGGTAGGTTTGATAATGTACCCGCATCTAATAACTGACGGAGAGCCGACGTTGCCGTACGACTCAATCCGCCAATCATATGAATGAGTCCAAAGCCATAAAATCCTAGTCCTGGCAGAAATTTGAAGTGGACGAAATATTGGATTTTACTTTTCTTTAGATCATCGGGCGCATAGTTTCGTCTAATAGACAAAACTTTTCTACTACCTTCATCGACTGTAACGAGGTAAGGTAATTTTATTCCAGTTGGTTCTCCATCTGCTCCAACATCTTCGAAACCTTCTAAGTCTAAATTAACATGACACTCTAACAAAGTGTAAACAGGTTCGTTCTTACCTGTCTTCTTAGTTCCTTCTAGCTCACGTTCTTTTTTAGATAGTTCTCCGTTGGTATCTGTACCTGGAGGTCCTAACTCAACGTCACTATAGAAACCGTTGACTTGTTGTTTTTTTAATTCGTTTTCTGAAATTTTCACGGTATGAATAACTGCTTCCGCATCGTCTAATGAGGTTGCCGTATACGGTACAATTAATTCATCCGCTGGTACAAACTTCGATACCACTCTTCCAAGTGGTACGTCGTAGTAAATTTTTTTAAATGTAGAACCTGCAAGTGGTAAATGAAATAACATAGAATCAAATTCAGATTCATATTCTTTCATTGTGTCCATGATTAAATAGTTCATGTAATCTTTAACACGAGTTGCTTGTTGTTCTGTTTGTGGATTTTTAATTCCTATAACTTGTGTTCTAACAGGACCATCACTTGGTAATAATTCTTTGTAAGCTTGAGCTTGGAACTGTGTAACAGCTTCAGCTAATACTGGGTGCGTTGCACCTGAAGCTCCTTGAAAAGGTTCTGTTCTGTTTTCGTATTTAAATCCTAAAAGATCAAGACCGCTTGTGTAAGCGCTTTCCCATTCTTTTCTTGATGACTTGTAGTCCATGTAGTTTTGAACCATATCACTTCCAATAGGTTCAATACTTTCTTCTGGTAAAATTTCTGCTAGGTTATCAAAATGTGATTCTGTTCCAGGAACATTTATTGCACCCGGGTCGTAATCAATTGTTGCTCCGCCATCTTCTTCGGGGATAACTTCAACTGGTCCTTTTTGATCTTCTGTTTCTTCCTGAACACTAACTTCTTCTGCCATCTCTTCATCTGAAGGAATGTCAATTTTAGTTCTTGTGTTAGGGAGTCCTTTATCTATATCTGCCATTTATTACTCCTATACCTTCTTAACACGATTAAATAAATAAGACAAGCCCTGTGGTTGAGGACCTGATACTGGTGGTGGGCCTGATCTATCTCCTGCCATTTTAGCAATACCACCGCCTGCCATATTTGCAACCCCACCTGCATCTGCTATCGCTTGCATTTGAGATTCTTTTTTAATGTAGTCTTGTAGCTCTGGATAAGTCATACCTGTTTCTTGTTGAGTTAAACCAGCGTTTTGTAATGCTAGATCTATTTGTGGAACAGCTACTGTTGGATAAACTTCTTCCATTTGTTGCATTCTGTTTTTTAATCTTCTTTCTTCAGGGACACTTATCATAGGTTCTCCATACTGATCTTTTCTAGGAGCTCCTTGTGCCATGAACGGTGCCATTCTTCTACCACGTTCTGCCATAGCATACTCTTCACCTTTTGCAAATTCTTTTGCACGTTCAGCTTCGACATCTATTTGTGTTTTTGGTCCCAGTAAATATTTATTTATATAAGACTCACCTAATGCTTGTTTGATTGGCATACCTTGATCCATAAATTTATTTGCAGCAGCACCACCTTCAAATATAACTTCACCTAAAATTGCTCCTGGTCCTAATACTCCTTTTAAAAATTTTACAGCTTTACCTGATTTTGCAAGTGCTCTTACATTTGCTTGATCACCTGGTGTTAGTTCAGCTGGATTACCTTGTAATTTTTCTACACCTTTTGTAGCACATGCTATTACATTTTGTCCTTCATTAAAATTTATTCTTCCACCATCAAAAGCAGCTTTACGTCCACAACCTATTACAGCTAAACGTGTAAGATCTGGTTTATCTATAAACTCAGTTATTGTTTTAGCACCTTTTGGCATTTGAATTGTGTAACCAACATTTTTAGATGCTTTTTTTATATCTAATCCTTGATCACTTAAATTTTTTAATCTATTAGCTGAATAATATTTTTCAACATCTCCAACGTCTCTTATTCTTGGTAACTTAACTCCATACTCTCTTTCAAATCTAGAAGCTAGTTTATTAATTCTTTTTGACTCTGCTTCAAAATTATTTGGATTGTTAGCTATGTTTTGTCTTGCTTGTGAAAAAGCTGATTGAAAAGATGCCATTTGTTTTTGATTTAAATTACTATCCATTACATCAATAAACTGAGAAAACTCTCCTGCACCAGATTTAGCTGTTCCTGATACACCAGCTATTTCATTTATATCAAAACCTTTTATTTTATTTTTCTTTAGAATGTAAGAAGCTTTCTTTTTTAAAGAAGCAAAAGTTCCTTTTTCATTTCCTAATTGTTCATCAATTAGTTCTAAAGAAGCATTATATAATTTAGATCTATAAGGATTTCCAAAAGCAAACTTATTCATTGTTTTAAAAAGATTATCGGATGCTTTCACATTTTTTCTTATTTTTTTAAAATTATCAATATCAAAATTGTTTCCACCATATATTTGACCTATTCTAACTGTTGCAGTAGCGGCTGCATTAGGAGCTATTTTTAATTTTGTAAGTATTTCATCTGGAACTATTTGACCTTTTTTTAAAAAACTAGAAGCTTCTTTATCATTTAAAAGTAAATTAATATTATTAATGGTTTTATTTTTTAATTGTCCTCTAGATTCTATTTGAAAGTTTTTATCAAATAATTCTCTAAGACCTCCTTCATAAAACTCTTCTCTACCTATATTAAATTTTTCTCTTATATCATTTATAGAAATACCTTTTTGGTTTCCAAATTTAATAAATTCTTTTTTTAATTTGGGATCATTAATTATGGCTTTTGCTTTTTTATATCTCTTTGAACCAGTTGGATAACTAGAATCAATTGTGATTGATTTGTCTTTTGTAAAATTACCAACATAAGCAGGTCTATTTTTTGTAAACAAGTTTTGAAAATTTACATTAACATCATTTGAATCAATAAAATCTTGTATTAGTTTACGGGTAACTACTGTGTTTTTAGGGAGCGACTGTACATACTCTTTTACTTTAGCAACACCACCTTTATCAAACTGTGTTCTTTCATTAAACATGGGCCGTGATTCTTGGACCGTGGCGCTTGGACCAAAGTCATCTTCAAAATCGTTTAAGATTTTTTCTATATAATTCATTACTCACCCAACATTCTAGCGATACCGCCTGATGCTAATGCCATTTTAAGTTCAGCATTAGGATCACCAATAGGTTTAAAATTTTGATTTCCTGGTGTCATAGGTGGTTGTCCAATAGATTCTAAGTATCGTGCCATATTACTTGCTTCTGCTCCACCTGGAAACATTATTTGTTCTCCATTAGGTAAAGTCATATACTTAATAGCCTGTGTTCCTATATTTGAAACTTTATCTGGATTATTTCTTTTCCATTCTGCAAACCCTGACATTAACTGATCTTGAGGTAGAGGGTCACTATAATTACCTACTACTTCACCTCCTCCTACTGGAAATTTTCCAATTTTCATGTTTGAATCAGATGGTCCTCCTTCTAATGGAGGCATTACTGGTAGTATGCCTATTTGATTATTAATTCCACCTGCTATTGGCATGTCTGTTTCACCTAAACCGCCCATACCACCTGCTGCAGGTATATCTGTTAGACCTCCAGTGCCTGCGGGAAAAACAGGTCCTGCAGTTAAAGATTCTTTTTCTGTTGGTGGTGTATATCTTCTATTAGTAGCAGCTTGGTCTGTAACTTGAGGGATCAAAGGTTTGTTAAAATTATTTCCTAGTTCACTTTGTACTTGGTTTCCAAATTGATCCATTACAGTATTTGGTGTAAAAGTAGCTGCACTTGATCCATAGATAGGATCTGTTGCATCATAAGAAACATCACCACCTACTTGATAACCAAATCTAGCGATACCGCCTGATGCTTTTTTGATTGATGGAGCTTGCTCACCAACTTCTTTCATGATCTCATCAATTTTAATTCCATCTGAATAGTAAGGATCATTAAATGTATCTCCTTCAATTCTAGCATTAGCTTCTGTAACTTCTTCATACTCATCAGGCACTTTAACTGGTTTACCATCTTTACCCATGACAACTTCACCTTTTTTAAGTTCCATAATTTCTACATCAGTGATCATTTCATCACCTTCTTTATTAATCTTTTTAATAATTGTATCTCCTGTAGATACATCTTCTTCTAATACATAGGTTGATTTACCATCTTTAGACTTTAATGTTTTTGCAATAGTTCTATCTGTTGTAGCTGTTGCATCATCACCCATCATTTTAATTTTTTCTGCAAGCTTAAAGAAATATGGAGGAGGGCTACCTGTTGTTGATTTCTGTACAACCTCTTTTGCAACTTCTTTAGTTCCACCTTTACCTAAAATATTTACTAGTCCTGATTTAAGTCCAGCGATACCTGCACCCGCTCCAGCTAGCATTTTTAAAAATCCTCTACGGCCCATGCCACCACCTACAAAGTTTGCTCTTGTTATTCCGCCGTCTGCATAATGTTGTGAGTATCCTTGAGATGTTCCTGTTCCAGCTTTTGTTGCTTGAGAAGCAGTTTGTCCTTTAGAATTTTTAGCAGTGTTTCCACCACCAACATTAGCTTGACTAGATCCACCACCGCCACCCCCGGTTTTTATTTTTTTACTTCCTCCGGAAGTTTTTAATATTTTTTGAATTGGTTTATCTATAACAAATTCTTTACCTTTATTTAAAATTTTATTTTTTCCATAATTAAAAATAGCTGCTCCTATTTTAGGCCCAAATTTTTCTGCTAAAAAACTTGCTACTCCAAGTCCTGCGGTTTGACCTTTTATGTCTGCGTAAGGATCTTCTTCTGGATTAACTGCACCATAAATACTTTCACCTAATTTTCCTATTGCACCATCTCCTAATCTATCTACTGCTCCTAATATTCCACCTTTGTCTATAAAATCAGTAACAACATTTCCTTTATTAAAATCATATGCACCTCCGGTATAATCAATACTTCCGTCAGGGTTTGTACTATAATCAGTTCCACCCATTGTAGTAGCTAAAGAAGCCTGCATTGGATTCATGCCACTAACTCCACTAAAAGTTTTAGTTGGTCCTCCATAGTCTGAGTAATCAATAGTGCCACTAGGTCCTTTTGATTTTGCTATACTATCTAAAAAATTTGTTTGAGCACCTGTTAATGATACATCTGTTACTGCTCCAGGGTTTGAAACGTTACCAATAATTCCTTTTCCAAAATTGTAAGGGACTGAAGCTACAGCCAAAGCTTGATCCAAAACAGAATTACCACTTTTATAACCTGCACGTCCACCTGTTGCATATTCAGGAATGTCATCTAAATCAAATAACTCTTCTCGTTCTTCTCTTGACATTAATCTAGCATCACCACTTGATTCTGCTTCTTCAAGTTTTTTTTGTAAAAATCTTTTTCTTTGGGAAGTTCCAGAACCAGGTTCAGGATCTAAGTTTCCTTTTCTAAATTCCATTTCCATTTGAGACATGTAATCTTTTTGTTCTTTTATAATTCTTTTAGCATCTCCTACTGTTCCATCAAAGTTATAAGCTTCTAATTGATCAGCACCTCCAACTTCATCTAGAAAATCTTGGTACTCATCTTCTGTTAGTTGTCTTTTGTTTTTTATATTTGCAATACCTTTTTTATTACTAGCTTCCATCTCGGCTTTAAGTTGTGCTTCTGTTTTATTTAAATTAGATTTTTGAAACATTTCTCGGTCTTCAACTTTTTTACTTTTCTTCATGCCTCTGGCACCTTTAGTCACTTGACCAGAGTCCATTAATTCTTTTACAGCTTTACCACCCATGATCCCTGATCCTTCTGGGATTCTATTTCCTTCAAGATCAAACACCGGTGCTTTTTGTTTACCAAATAATTTTTCTGTAATCTCTCTACCCTCTGCAGAGTTTGCAGGGATAGCTCTTTCTACCATCCTGCTATTAATCATGTTAATTGCATTATCTACTTGTTGTGGATTGGTAAATGCATCTGGATTAATACCATTACGTAGTAATCTATCCATTGTTATATTAACGTTTAAATCTACTTTACTTGAATCAGGTAAAGTTATCATGATGCCATCGTCAGCTTTTTTTGTCATCTGACTCATGACCCATCTTCTAACAAAATTTATGCCTGCCATTAGTAATAATTCCTTTTACGTTCCTGTTGTGGTTCATCCACATAATCTTCAGGGTGTTGTAATAACCCTGCTTGTCTAAAACGCATAATCGCTTGTGTTGTACTATCCACAAGGTCATCATGATCGCCATACGGAAACGCAGCGCATTCTTCAACGACTTCCTCTGCAAATTTCTGTTCAGGACACCATATCATACCAGATTCAAATAAAGGTGCAACCGCATTTACACGAGAATGTTTATCGTTTCCACGAGACGGTGTAAAGTTTACAACTGGTATATCCATCTGTCTAAGCTCATATGTTAGAGGTAAACCCGATGCTTTTGCTTCAACGATAACAGATTCAGGTTGCCAATACTTATACTGCTCTAACGCTAGTCTACGTAATTCAGGAAACTCGTACCGTCCTTTTATAGAATCAAGGAGCATAAGATTAGCTCCTGAGTCTTGGTCAGGATAGAATACACCCCAAGTAGTTATAGCAGAATAATCGGCAGTTTCTTTTTTTAAAAACGCTGTATCATAAGATTGTATAACGTGATGTAGTTCTGGTATCCAATCGTGTTTCCAAATCCTCCACCATTCACGTTTAAGAATTGCACCTTCTTCACTAGTTGGCGATTGCATCCACTGCGCATTCCATTTGGCCGTGGGCAGTGTTGCTTGGACCTTCTCTAATTCATCGAGCTTCCAATACTCAGGCCAAACAGGAGCAGCCTTTTTTGATCCGTGGTCCAAGATTGCTGGAAATTCGACCACGTGCCACTGATCAGCTTTCGCTTCGTTTTGATTTTGTAATAATTTTCCTGTCAGATCTTTATTACTCCAACGCGTCATAACTAAAATAATTTTTCCACCGGGTTGTAAACGCTGACGTGGACCTGATGTGTACCATTCATAAGCAGACTCCATTGCAGTCGGAGACATTGCATCTTGCTCCGAGTGCGGGTCATCAATGATTAAAAGGTCAGCACCCCGTCCGGTGATCGCACCGCCAACTCCAGCTGCAAAATACTCCCCACCTTGTGCTGTTTCCCACCTACCGGCGGCCTTGGAGTCTTCCTGTAAAGTTGTTTTAAAAATTTTAGAATAATCTTCAGAGTCAATTAAATTTTTAGC